CAACAAAAGATCAGCTTCAGATGTTGGCAGCATACACAAATAAATTAACAAAAGAAAATCTTAACCCCGGACAATATAGAGCTTTAAAAAAGTTTCTTGAAAATAAATTAAAAGAATTAGGGTAATAAAATGACACCAAAGCAATTCAAATCTAAAACTAAATCACTTGCTAAAATGAGATTGAAATATAAATTTCATGTCGTGCATGATGATAATGCAGCAAAGGTTAAATTGATTAAAGATATTGTTGAAAAATTGGAAAAGGAATTATTTATTTATAAAAAATGATAAAAATAAGCAACGAAAAAGGAAAAGAAGTCTACATTGATACTGAAGACATTAAGGAAATTAAAAAACATATCGACATCAAAAAGCCTTCAGTTAGGTGTAAAATATACTTAAATAATGATAAGTGGCTGTATAGTTGCCAAAGTTTAAGAGAATTAACCGAACTTTTAAAACCGATAGGATGACAGAAAAACATCCTGTCAAAAAATATAATTGATAATTACTTAAATTAAATACAACGTGCTGTATAAGATTTGAAGCACGTTTGAAATGATGATTAATTGCGCAAAGGCTATATGTACTTTTAATTTTATACTTTGTTATAGCCTGTTATTAAATTAAGAAAAATGGATAATACAAAAAAACTTGCATGGTGGGGATACCAAACTAGATTAGGTAAAATCAACTTAACAAAGAAATATTTTTCTGATAAATTACATATAGAGTTATCGGAGAAAGAAAAGGAATATATTTATGACCAAGAACATTAATTGGCCATAAAGATAGTTGTGTTTAGTTTAAAAATGTTGTAAATTTGTAAAATAATGTCAACTAAAAAAAATATTCCTACACCAAAATTATTATTGAACTACTTCAGTAAGTATAAAGAATATTGCAAAAGTAATTCAAAAAAGGAATATGCATTTATACCATCATTAAAAAAAGAAGTAGGGGTAACAAGAGAAATTCCTTATACATGGGACGGGTTTGAGATTTGGCTTAGAAATAATAAAATCATAGCCAAACTAGATGATTATAAGGCTAATAAGGATAAACGCTATACTGAATATGCGGACATCATACACGCAATAGGTCAAGAAATATATGAAGATAAATATACTGGTGCTGTTGCAGGTGTTTTTAACTCAAACATTATTGCGAGGGATTTGGGATTGACAGATAAAAAAGAAGTTGATCAAAACATTAACGCTATGATATGGAACGAAGAAAAGACATACATTAATGATCCTGACACCGAAACAGACGAAAGCCCTTGATTACCTGCAGGACTCTGAGACAAAAGAACTTGTATTCGGTGGTGGTGCTGGGGGAGGAAAATCTGCGTTAGGATGTTACTGGATAACAAAACAATGTTTTAAATACCCTGGCACTCGCTGGTTAATAGGTAGGTCGGTACTAAAAACATTAAAACAGACTACCTTACAAACTTTATTTGAAATATTTAAAATGCAAGGTGTTAAACCTCACCAATACAGATACCATCAACAATCAAATGAAATTCACTTTTATAACAAGTCAACAATACTGCTTAAAGATTTGTTTTATTATCCTTCAGACCCCAACATGGATGAACTTGGCAGCTTAGAAATTACTGGTGCTTTCATTGATGAAGCTATACAAGTTTCAGAAAAAGTAAAAAATATTGTAAAAAGCAGGATAAGATATAAATTAGATGAAAATAATTTAATACCTAAAATACTTTACACCTCCAACCCTGGCGATGGGTGGTTGTATGATGATTTTTATTCACCATCAACTAATGGTAATTTACCAATAGAGAAAAAGTTTATTCAATCATTACTGCCAGATAATCCACACGTAACAACTCATTACAAAGATCAATTAATCGAATTAGACGAAGAAAGCAAACAGAGATTGTTATATGGTAATTGGGATTATGAAGCAAAAGGAAAAGTTTTCCCAATAACCAAACTAAAAAGATATGATAAGTATAGTGTTGATATTTCAACAATGCAGAAAGTCGGATGGTGTGATGTTGCAGATCAAGGGGATGATTATCTTTGTTTAGTATTTGGGGCTATGGCTAAAGATATTGTTTATGTATTTGATGCAATATACACAAGTAAAGATGATGAAAGTGCAATTCCTTTAATTATCGAATTGTTAGAAAAATATAACGTCAATATAGCTGTTTTTGAAAGCAATGGTCACGGTTTGGCATACTATAAAGGATTGTTAAAGACCTTAAAAATATTGGATTTAGAAAACAAAACAGAGCTATTCAAGAAATGGAAGAGCAGAACAGAGGCATGGCCAAGCAGAGGCAATAAACATTCTAGGATTACTATCCAAGCTGAAACTAATATATTAAATAATTTTATATTTGCTACTAACGGGAGCGTGATGTATCAAGAATATATCAAAATGTTGACAAAATATAAATATGATAAATCAGTCAAGCAAGATGATGCACCGGACGCCACAGCAGGACTAAGTATTTTATCACAAAAATATAACTAAAAACAAACACCTTACTATTTTAGCCTTTGCATTAATTTGCAAGGGCTTTTTTGTGTCCAATAATATAAGTAAAATCTATACATTTTTGTTTCTTATAAATTAATTTAATATATTTGCAAATAATCACACCTCAAAAATTTGCAGATGAATTGGAATTGGAACCCATTTAAAAGCTCTAAATCACAAATATATAATCCTTATTCTATATTTACATTTGGTTCATCATCTGTTAAATTCAAAAAAATATATAAAGCCAGCCAGGACAATGAATTGCTAATTGAATATTTTAATAATGTTGCTGAAGTCGCAGCACCACCATTAAAATATGCCGACGGAGCTGGTCAGGTAGGTTTTAAAACAGAAAATAAAGAAGTAAAAAAATTGCTCACAACACCTAATTATTATCAAGGATGGAATGAATTTTTTTCATTATTGATACTTTATGATGCGTTGCTTGGCAATTCTTTGGTTGATGCATTCACGCCAGGGATAATGAATAATTCCGGGGCTATAGAAAAAAAACCAAGTGACTTATTTGTATTATCACCTCAGTTTACCGGAATTAAAGTAAAGGAAGGCGAACAGGATTTTAGAGACAATATTATCGAAAGATATGTTTTTGATTCAAAAGAAGAAAAAAAGAAAAGCTTAATAATTGCACCTGAAAATATACTGCACTTAAAAGAAGTCAATCCAAACTTTAAAGATAATCAATTCTTATTTGGTGAGTCAAGGTATGCTGGATGCTATAGAAATATTGAATCAATAATTGAAGGTTATGGTGCAAAAGTCAATCTGTATAAAAACGGGCCGCAATTAATTATTACTGGAAAGTCTCAAGGGGATTTTGCAGCAACGGCAAAGACTGAGGATATTAATACTGTCCAAAAGGCAATGAAAAAGTATGGCATGGGTGATGGTCAATTTAGGAATCTGATAACAGATGTACCGCTCGATGTAAAAAATGCAAGTCTTAATGTCGCACAAATGCAAATACTTCAAAACAATCAACACGACTTTGATAGGCTTTGTGATGCTCAAGGCATTGATAGTAAAGTATTTTCAAAAGAAGCAAAGTTTGAGGATAAAAAATCAGCCTTAGCTGAATTTTACAACAACGCTTTTAGGTCAAAAATAGATTCAAGATTCAATGACCTTCAAACATATCTACAAAGATGGTGGCCTGATTTAGATGATTTAGATCCTGATTATAGTCAGATTGCAGAAATAGTTAAGGCAAACAATGAAGAAAGTGAAAGGCTTTTAAAGGATGCAGAAAAAGGATTGATTACAAGAAACGAATATCTTGAGGCAATAGGAAAAGAAGAACGACCAGAAAAAGAATTTAATGAGTTGTTTTTTTTAACTGGCAATGGATGGGTACCATTAACACAAAATATACAAAATGAAGCACAAGAAACTGAGTAAAAAAGAAGTTCAAAAGCTTAAGGATAAAAAAGCAAAAGCTTTAAAAGATAAGAAATTAATTAAAAAATAGCGTTATGTTATTTGATAAATCAAAATTCAAAACTAATAAAGAAATAATTGCATTTATTGTAAAAAATAAATCTGAACTAATTGCTCAGAAAAAATCTGTTGTAAAACATTCGGACGGGTTTAGTTTTTTAGGTAATGCAAATGTTATTTACAATAAAAAAGAAGCGCATAAAGCAAATGAGCCTATTGAAAATCCTGCAAATGATTTAAAAGTATTAGCTGTAATCAATACAACGAATTGGATGGATGGTCATGAAGATGTCCATATCCCAGGATTGTGGACTAAAACACTGCAAGAAAATAAAAGTAACATGCATGTTCAAGAACATAAATCTAATGAGTTTAGCAAAATAATATCATCTGGCACCGACTTAAACGCTTCAGCAATTAATACAACATGGAAAGAATTAGGTTATGATATTGAAGGAACTACTCAAGCCCTAATGTTTGATAGTACAGTAAGAAAAAGCAGAAACAAATACATGCATGAACAGTACTCAAAGGGATATGTTACCAATCATAGTGTAGGTATGCGATATGTAAAATTAGTAATGTGTGTAAATGATAGTGATTATGGTGCAGAGTTTGAGGCCTGGGAAAAATATATTGATCAAGTAACAAATAAAGAGACGGCAGAAGAAAATGGTTATTTTTGGGCGGTTACTGAGGCTAAATTAATTGAAGGTTCTGCCGTTCCATCAGGAAGTAACCCAATGACTCCAACATTAGAAAATGGTGGTGGTAATGAAATTGAAGACATTGAAGAAACTATTATTGAAGAATCAGAAATTAAAAACATAGAGCCGCTAATTAAAGCACTCGAACAATCAGAGCCGGGTAAATCCACTCTAAACATAAACAATTTAATTGAAAACTTTAAAATTTAATAAAATGAAAAATACAAAATTTATTTTATCATCATTAGTATTCGCCTTGATTGGTGTACTATTTAGTTTAGCTCTTGGTATTGCGCCATTTTTCGGCTTGGTATTGTCATTAGCTAGCTTTTTACCTATGCCTGCTGGTATAGTTGGTATTAATGCAGGCAATGACCCTGAATTAAATGATAACGAAAAGAAATTTCTTGAAAAAGTGCAGGATAAAATTAGTAAAGCAGTAACAGAATTCAATAGAGGCTTTATTGATGAAACCGGACTAGAGGCAAAGTTAAAGCCTTTACAGGAATCAATAAATGAAATTAAAGATTCAAACGTTAGTGAAGAACTAAAAACATTCAAAACTAATTTTGAAAAGTCTTTTAATGATTTATCTGCTACAGTTGAAAAAATCAAAGAACAGGGAACAGCTAATAAAAAAGACGGTTTTGCAGTTGCTATTAAAAGTGCCTGGGATTCAATGAAGGCTAAATTTTCTGAAAATGATGAAGATAAGATTGACGTGAAAATGACAATTAAAGCTTTACCATTAACAACCGGAACATGGGCAGGCTCAACAAATTATCCATTTTTGCAAGATGATGAAGAAAGCGGAGTAACTAACGAACCAAGAAGCCCACAGTCATTTAATGCTGATGTACCGACAGGACAGCCGATTGCTGCCAATTCTGATACATGGACATGGATTGAAAGAAGCACAATAGTAGATAATACAGGAACAGTCGCAGAAGGTGGAGCTTTTGGTAGTGTTGAGGTTGCTTATTTAAAGAATGAAACGAAAGTTAAGAAAATAGGTAATTACACCAAGATTACCAGAGAAATGTTAGAGGATTGGGATGAGTTCTTGGAAGCTGTTAATGATTTAATTGCAACTTTAGATAATGAAGAGTTGAATGATCAGTTATTTAATGGTGATGGAACTGGCACAAATCTTTCAGGTATTAAAATTAACTCTGTTGAGTTTGATGCTAACGGAATTGAAGAGGCAAATGCAAATATTTATGATGCTATTAAGGTTACTATTACCCAAATATTGGTTAATGGCTTGACTGGTTGGATGGCTAATAAGATTTACATGCATCCGATTGATGTAACTAATCAGGAAATAAGTAAAGATACTACTGGTAATTATGTATTTCCGCCTTTCATTATGCCAAATGGTATAGCTGTTAGTGGAATTCCTATTACACAGACAACGGATGTTGATCAAGGATATTTTGAAATCTGTGATATTACAAAAGCACGTAAGCGTTTTAAAAGAGAACTTGAATTAAGAATTTGGGAACAGAACGCAACAGACGTACAAAATGACTTACTTACTATTACCGGTTCTTTGAGAGTTGCATTCAGGATTAAGGACCTTGAAAAACCTGCATTTGTTTATGATTCATTTCAGGCAGCTATAGCAATACTTAAAGGGTCAACGACTTCATTAAATATGATTATTGCAGCCACTACAGGAATGGCACAAAATGGTATTGGTGATGCTTCAAAACTTACTATCAATCTACTTACAAAAGCGGGTGTAACAAGTTTAAC